GTACGTAGATCGGAAGTGTGATTTATTTCCATCATTGTATAAACACAATCATCGTATATGTCTTTTGGAAATACTTTACGTGCTACACCTGCAAGTAGTTCTCTTTCTCCGAACATATTTGCAGGACCCCAAACACGAAAGTCATCATTGACTTCATCAGCATCAACAACCAAATCATAATCATCTTCTGTAGGAACACGGCCATGATATTTTTGTGCTTCACTAAGTCCGATATCCGTGTCTATAAAAAACTCTTTCATTACTTCAATTCTCCGTATGGTTTTAGAACGTTGTTGTATAGATGTGATGAGATTGCTTTCATAACTTTAGGTGCAACCATCAATCCAATTCGTTCTTCCATCGCTTCTTCACTACCAGGTGCAAATTTAAAGTCATCTGGTAGACTCATAATACGCATCAATTCTTTAAGTGTAAAACATCTATCTTCACTTGGATGGAAGTAAGAATGGCATCGACCAGTAATAGTTGGTGATGGAACATCCCATGAACATCTGAAATAGTTGAAGTACGATTCTTTATCTTTGAACTTTGCAAGTTTAGGTACATCTAAGTTTTCATTTGCAACATCTTTTAAGAAGTTACAGAACTGCATTTGTTTTGGTGGATCAAAAGGAATCTTTTTAAGAACTTCTCTTGTCACTATATTACCATTAACAACTTTTTCACGTTCATCCTGACATTGACTTGCATAAGTTGGGTCAACATCTAATCCATGAAACGCATCACGAAGTGGTAATTTTTGATTTGTTGGTTCTGGAAACACTCTCGATTGAATGTTTAGAAAATTCCAACCCAATACATCGGCAACATCTTGTCTAACACCAATGATGAATGTTCTCTCACGACCTTGTGGAACACCAAAATGTGATGCATTTAAAATCTTCCAACTACAAAGATAACCTATACCCTCAAGTGCATTTAAAAAACTATTGAGATAATCTCTAGCACTACCAGCAGATAATGCTTTCACGTTCTCAATAACAATAGTCTTTGGTTGCAAGTCTTTTGCAATACGAATCATTTCTAAAGTTAGTTTCTCAATCTGAAACTGTTTATGTCCATGATAGTTTTTCTCTTTATCCCATGACTTCTCACGTTTACCTGACATAGAAAAGTGAGTACATGGTGGTGATCCGTCAAAGATATCCAATTCACCAGCAGATAGATTCGCAGCATTTAAAAACTGAGAACCTTCAATCTCTTTAATGTCACCAGTTAAAACTGTTGTACCTGGATGATTTAATTTGTATGATTCATATGCATGTTCAACAAACTCATTAGATACAAGTACCTTACCACCTGCAAGTTTATAACCTGTAGATGATCCACCTGCACCAGCAAAGGTACTGATAACAGTAAATAGATTTTGTTCTGATGCAGCATTCATATCTGCAAGTGTATAGGGTTCGTATTTCATAATATTATATAGGCTTAATTGATTCTTGATATTGTTTTTTATATTGACGTTTCATTTTTTTAACAAACTTTATTTGTTTATCTTTGGCCATCTTTTTAGCAACAGGACCAAGATAATCTATCATCTTAACACCATTCAAATGATCCAGTTCATGTTGAAAAATAATTGCAGGTATACCTTCCATACTTCCTTCATATATGGTACCATTTTCATCTGTCCATTGAGCCATAATCCATTTAGAACGTTTAACAGTAACAAACATACCTGGGAAAGATAAACATCCTTCTTTTTGTTTTTGAACATCATCAGATTCATCAACAATCTTAGGGTTAATACAAACTAAAACTTTTCCCTCATGTTGCATAACAAACATACGTTCAAAAACACCACATTGATTTGCAGACAATCCCATACCATTGTATAGTTTCATTGTCATTTTTAATCTTTTTGCAAGAACTGTTATAGATCCGTTAGGAAGTTTTCCAGAAAATTCTGGTATCTTTTGTGACAGCATTGGATGATTGTCATCATACAATTGCAATATTTTTAATTCTTCATCATCTACTTTAGATTTAATACCAACTTCAGTATCAATAACAAATGTATCACTCATTTTTCTAGTACCCATTCTTCAGCAAAGTTTTCTGCTGCATGTAAAGTTAAAAAGGTTGATGTATATCCTGCACCAAAACTATCTGTGCAGGTTACAACATATTTTTTTGTTTCTTCGTCCAAAGATACGACCGCTTTACGATCTCTATCCATGTGACCACTTATCTCTATCATTTTACTATCCTTGAGAAGTTTTTTACTTTATCAAACTTAATCACATTGGTAAACTTATCATGTAGGATATCACCCTTATGACTAATAACATACAGATTAACATCTTCCAGCATGTGTAAAATTTTCATCAATTCTTCTGTACCACTAGTATCTAGGCTAGAATCAAACACTTCATCTAATATTAATAGATTGGTATTTGCAGAGTTCTTTAGTTTAGCAACCGCTCTCCATGTCAACATAAGAGCCATATCGATACGTTGTTTCTCACCTTCCGAGAAGTTGTGGTAAGAAAAATCATCTCTATGTCTAGATTTTATCACTTCTTTGAACGATTCGTCAAGCGTAAAGTTGACAAAGAAGTCTAAACTTGCCAGATACTTATTTACCAACTTGTTTATAATTGGTAGGTATTGTTTAATAATTTTGGTTTTAATACCAGAATCTTTTAGTAGTGTTGCGGCAGCTTCATAATAAGACTTCTCATCCAATAACTCTCTCAACTGACCCTGTAAAGATTCATAAGTTTCTTGTAGTTCTTTTAGTTCGCTTCCGTCTTGTGTGTTTTGTGTGTTTTGTAAATCTGTAATTTGTTTTTCTAGTTTCGTAATTGCTGATTCTAATCCAGTCTTACCAGTTTGTTTAGTTGCAATTTCGATTCGTATGTTATGAAGTTGTTGTTCATCGGAACGCAAAGATAACATCAACGTTTCTTGTTCTGTTATCTTTGTATGAAGTTCTGTTAGACCACTAGCAAGTTCCTGCTCCTTTGATAGTAAGTCGCCCATGTGCCTTTCTTTAGACTCCAAGGTAATGGCTTGCCTACACGTTGGGCAATCAGCATTGTGTTCATAGAAGTTTCTATCTGTTCCCACTTTGGATATCTTGCTTTCAATTTGTGATTCAATTTTTTTAAGCGCAATAATCTTTTTTTCATTTTCAGGAATTTTCGAGCAGACTTCGGTATATACTTCTTTCTGTCGCTCCAGATCGTCAATCTCTCTATGTAGGGTGCGTATGGCTTCTCTGCAACTTTGTATCTCACTAGCATATTCGTTTACCTTTGCTTGTTTATCTTGTTGAAGTTCATCATGATGTTTCTTTTTAACGTCATAGATTTTCTTTGTAACTTCAAGATCATTCTTTGTTGATTGAATAGAATCTTTGTTACCAGATAATCTTTCTCTAACAACACTATTCATTGAAGAAAAGATTTGAATATCTAATAAGTCCTCAATGATAGCACGACGGTCAGATGCTGACAATTGCATGAACGGTGTGAATGATGCAGACCCAAGAATAACAATTTGTGTAAACGATTTATAGTTTAACTTGAGAATAAACTTCTCTAAGAATTCTTGGTAATCTCTTGCAGCAGAATCTTGGTTGAGTAGTATTCCATCTTGATAGATTTCAAATACGTTGGGTTTGATGCCACGAACAATCTTATATGATTTGTTTCCGGCATCAAACTCAACCTCAACTACAGTATCTTTACTGTTAATTGAATTGACAAGGTTTGGTTTGTTGATGTTACGAAATGCTTTACCAAACAATGCAAAGCATATCGCATCGAGCATTGTTGATTTGCCCGATCCGTTATTGCCAACTATCAAAGTATTAGATGTACTATCTAACTTTATTTCTGTGAAATAGTTTCCGGTTGAAAGCAGATTCTTCCAACGTACATTACGAAAAAATAACATTATTTAAACTTAGGTCCTTCTACCCAAACAACAATAGAACGTCTTACACCTTTTGTCACTGGTTCAACACCATGAATCATGAAAGAAGGAAATGCAAGTACACGTCCTTTAGATTGTCCCATCTTCATTAGTTTTTCTGGATCAGGTGATCCACTTTGAATATAGAATTCACCACCTTCATAATCACTAGGATCAGATAATATCAATGACAAAGAAAGTTTTCTTGTCTCAGCCATCTCTAGTGGTTTATCTGTACCCAGAATTGTATCCATGTGATAGTCATACTTTTGATTCTGTTCACCATCATATACTGTGTATTGAAACGTTTCAAATCCATTCAGATCAAACTCATAAAATCTTTTATTCAATTGTTCTGCGACATATAATAGTCTATCAAAAATCCATTGATTTTCATCAGTCGGTCTAGCCCAAGCTATGGTAGACTTTCTAGATTTATCTTCTGTATCAGTCTCACCATTTTTACCTACTGTAGTACCTTCAATCTTTTCTAAAGTCTCACAATACTCTACAACTTTTTCAAGTTCTTCATCAGTAAAAAGTTGATCCCAATATACATAGGGATATGTAACACCCGCACGTTCCTTAGGGAACAAATATAACATTCTACTCATTCTATTTTCTCCACGTTTAATGCTTCAACATATAGTTCTCGCATTATAGTTTTTAATTTATCTGGTTCGACATTCAATTGTAGGCTATCAATATACTTAGAAAGTATAGTCATAGTGTCCTCTGCTTGATCGATTAATTCTTGATCTTGGTCAACAGATATTTCACTAAAATCTTCTACAATCGATAAGTCAGATATTCCACATTTATATAGGTTATCAATAACAGTATCAAACATAAATGGATTCTGTTTATTTAAAACAACCACTTTTACATATGTGTCGTGGTGTTGTGTGTAATTGTATTGTTTCCAATATTCAAAGTCCTGTTTCGTATCGTCATACGTTACCTTATAAAACATACGGTATGGATTTTGAATGAAGGTAAGTTCTCTAGTGTCGGTATCAAAGATGTGAAATCCACGTGGATCATTATAATCAGACCAAGTCATTTCGCCAGGAGTACCAACATAGGTAATATGACCGTCACTTGATTTGTGATGGAAGTGTCCAGTCAATACTATATCATACTTCTTTAAAGAAGATTTGTCAATACCTTCATGGCAAATGTTTCCTCGATCCATTTCGAATCCGGCAATCTCAAAGTGACCGAAACAGATTTGGGATTTTGATTCTTTTATTTTATTAAAGATATCAGTTTGGTTATCATCACATATCCAAGGTACCACATCAACATCAATGCCGTCAAAACTAACTGTATCAAAAGAACTATGTATAGTAATGTTACCATAATCGTTTAGTAGTAAAGAGGATGAGTTTACCTCTAGTGTATTTTTATATGCAACATCATGATTACCAAGTAACGTATGAAATTGTATACCATTTTCTTTTAATGGATCAAAGAAATAGTTACGTACCAAATAAAGAGAATTAAAATTAATAAACTTTCGGCGATCAAATAGATCACCTAATTGAAACACGGTATCAATTCCATTCTCTTTGAGGTATGGAAAAAATACATCTGAATAAAACTTCTCATAGTACCTATGGAAATCTAAAGAGTCGCCACGCATACCGTGATGCGTGTCACCAAGAATCGCAATTTTCATAATCTTATTCTACATCAGGTGATAGGAAGTTGTCAACTCCCTTAATTACTTTTGCCTTCTTCTTTTTCTTATTTTCTTCAAAGTTGTGGATGAATTCCGATATGTTATCGTACATCTCAAACTGTTTGTAATTACCATCTTGATCTTCAAACATTTCGGCTTCATCTAGAATACCAAATTGTTCTGTTGCTTTATACTTCACATAGAGTTGTTTCTTCTCACGCATAATCCTACGAAGGAATGCAAAATAAATTATCTGAGTAAAGTATGCAAATGGATTCTTTGATTTGGCAGGATCAAAGTTTCTAAAATACATTAGACAGTTTTCAATACCATCCGATATCATCTCATCTCGGTAAGAGTATGACACAAAGTTTGGTTTTCTAGATAGATGCTCGGCTATCTTTAAGAAGCATTCACCAATATAATTTGGTATAGATGGCTCTGGTTTTCCCTCTTGTTCTGCGAGTACACACCTAGTTTTATAGTCAATAAGTGCGGCAAGGAACTCATCGTTCTTTACATAATGTTTTTCATTTGCCATAATTTTCTCTCTTTACGCTTGACATCTTTATTTTTACTTGTATAATGGTTGTGTTATCAATGAAGTTTATTTCTCTTAAATTCTTCTATTGCTTCCATTACTTCAGCAGTAATCTCTGATTCCTCTAAATCTTCTTCTTCTAGGTCAGCTGTTTCTATTTCACTCTGAAGATAATCCTCTAGTATTTTACCGAAGTTCTCTTTACGTTGCAGGTTAATCTCAACCATTTTATTATAGTATTCTACAAGTTTATTCTTTGGACTAAAGAAGGTTAACACATCAGTATTGGATACTATTGCATGGTTTTCTTCAATCAATTCATTAGGTAACCATGGTGC